CTCGCTCTCTTGGGTGTTATGAGCAGGGATCTGTGGCCCAGTACGGCCCCCTTACATTTTTCCTGAGCGATGACGGGTTTTATGTCTGCGATGGTCAGTCTGTAAAGCCAATCGGCGCGGAAAAGGTGGATCGGTGGTTCTTTGATGATGCCGACCCGTCAAACATTGACAAGATGTCCACGGCGGTTGATCCGATCCGCAAGACGGTGAGCTGGTGCTACCCAAACACACGGGCTGGGCAGACCATCTTGATCTACAACTGGCAAGTCCAGCGGTGGACTTATGTAGACACAACGGTGGATTACATCGCTTCTGCGGCAACTCCTGGCGTTACCTTGGAGGGGTTGGATACTTATTCCGCAAGCATTGACGCGCTTGAGACCTCACTAGACTCTAGGGCTTGGCTTGGTGGAAAGTATGTGTTTGCCGGGGCTTCTGGTGCCAAATTGGTCACCTTTACTGGGCCTTCCTTGTCTGCGCTATTTGAGACTGGCGACTTCGTGGCCGGTCAGAACTCTGTCGTAAGGCTCGCCCGTCCCCAGGTTGATAACGGATCTGCATCTGTTGCCATTGCTTCGAGGGATCGGCTAGACGACACCATTTCTTTCGGGGCTTCTTCGGCTGCGGATTCGGATAACCGAGTGAGCCTGAGAAGTTTCGGAAAGTACCACCGATTAAGGGTTACTCCTAGCGGAAGCTGGACAACCGCAGTTGGGGTTGATGTAGATACAACCCAGGCAGGGCGGCGCTAATGTTTCGTGTCCTCCCCCCATTTGGTTCAGATCCTCGCGGTGTCGCGGAGATCGTCAATGGGCTGATGAATGGGAAGTCCAACAATACCGGGACAGTAACGCTAAACACGGGCGGGGCATCAACCACCACGATCTATGACGCTCGGATCAGTCCTGAGTCCAAGATCATCCTGATCCCGTTCTCTGCAAACGCCTTCAACGACAAGATCCCTTATGGGGCGTTCCAAGACTCCACAGACCAGACAGCGGCCTCAACGACTGCGGCCTATGCGGTCACTTATAACACCACGGACTACTCTAACGGGATAACCCTTAGTAACAGTTCAAGGTTAAATGTCACGAGTCCTGGGGTCTACAACATCCAATTCTCTATTCAGCTTGCCAATAAAGACACCCAGATTCAGGATGTCGATATTTGGTTCAGAAAGAACGGCACGGATGTAGCTGGGTCTAACAGTAAGTTCTCGGTCCCAAACTCCCACGGCGGGACGGATGGTCATCTTATTGCTGCGCTTAACTTCTTCATTGAGCTGGCCGCAAACGACTACATCCAGATCATGTGGGCCACATCGTCCACTCAAGTCACGATTGAGCAACTTCCTGCTCAGACAAGCCCGACAAGGCCAACAACACCTTCGGTGATTGTGACGATGACTTATGTCTCAATGGCCTCAATCGCCAATGTGTATGTAAGCTCCCAGTCTCAAGGAAGTGCGGTTATCACGCACTTTGCCAATTCCACGGCAGACAAGACATTTGCTTATGTGGTGGTGGGATGAATGTACGCTTGATTTCCCCTAATGATCTGAGACAATGGTGGGGATTCGTCAGACCAGGGCTTTTGAAGGTTCTTCAGAAGACCCCGGAGGGATGGATTCCCGAGGATGTCTATACAGACTGCTATAACGGGAAGTCCATGCTCTGGGTTGGACTGGATGACGCAAGGCCAGTCGGGTTCATGGTATTGCAACCCAGAGAGTCCTCGCTCCATGTGTGGTGCGCCTATCTGCAAGAGGTAGGTTTCTTTGAGGAAGGCTGGCAGCATCTCCTGAACATCGCCGAACACGGTGACGCAAGACGGCTTACATTTGAGTCATGGCGACCTGGTTGGCAACGACAGGCTAAGAAACTTGGATTCAAGCCCAGATCATGGGCGTTGGAGGTCTAAATGGGTGGTTCTACTAGAACGCAAACGACAACGCAGGAACTAGATCCCGCGATCCGTCCATATGTCCAGTATGGTTTGAGTGAGGCTCAACGCCTTTACACAACTGAGACCCCTCAATACTACCCAGGACAGACCTATGTCGGTCCGAGTGCTCAGACTCAACAGGCTCTGACTGCAGCCCAACAACGGGCTGTGATGGGATCTCCTTTGCTCCCGGCTGCTCAACAGCAGGCCTACAACACGATCCAAGGTGGATACCTCGGAGGAAATCCTTTCTTCCAAGGCGCATTCCAACCCGCTGCACAAGCCGCTCAACAGACCTACTTTGACGCAATGCAGCAGGCTCAGTCCAATGCTTCTCGTGCAGGCAGATATGGTTCTGGCGCGATGATGAATCTGCAGGACCGAGCCGGTGGTCAATTCGCACAAAGTCTGGCAAACACCGCAGGACAGTTGGCATACCAGAACTACGAAGCCGAACGCGCTCGCCAGCAGGCGATGCTCGGTGCTGCTCCTTCTTTGGCCGCTGCTGATTACGGTGATATTGAGCGCCTGATGCAAGCCGGTCAAACCGCAGAAGGCTACCAGCAGGCCGCGCTGCAGGCTGACATCAACCGCTTCAACTTCATGCAGGGTCTGCCACAGAACCAACTGAACCAGTATCTAGCGGCAGTGTATGGATCTCCGCGAGGAATGGTGCAAACGACTCCTGTCTACACAAGCAGAGCCGGTGGTGCTCTTGGAGGGGCGTTGGCTGGTGGTTCTATGTTCGGTGTTCCTGGCGCGGCCATTGGTGGCCTGCTGGGGCTTCTGGGGTAAACCATGAACGAACTCTTTTCTCAGCTCTTTGGTCAGCAGCCAAGTTACGCCACTGCACTGCTTGGCGAGGAAGAGGCTCGCCGACTCCGACAGCAGGCCCAACAACAGGGTCTTTTGAATGTTGGTCTGTCTCTCCTTGCTGGGTCTGGTCCTTCCGCGCAGCCTCGAGGCATTGGTCAGCTTCTCGCCCAAGGCGTTCAAGCCGGTCAGCAGGCCTATCAAGGTGCGTACAACAAAGCCGTACAAGAGCGCGCTTTGATGGAGCAGCTCGCAGAGCGCCGCCAGGCTCAAGCCGATGTTCAAGCCGCGCAGCAGGCTTTGCAGGGAGCATTTGTTACTCGCGAGGGTGGCGCTGCTCCGATGCTAGACATGACCCGACTGCAGGGAATTATTGCTGGATTGACCCCTGGCGCACGAAGCCAGGTGCTGAAAGAGGCTGGTGCAATTAAAGGAGCATTCGCCGGTCCTAAGCTTGAAAAGCTTGGAGTTGAGGAGCGCTTGATAAACCCAGAGACTGGGGATGTTGTCGCCACTGGCGCTCCCAAGCCGCGAGAGCCGAAGTTCACAACTGTTGATGTCGGAAACGCGATCATCGAATACATGGATGGTGTGGAAGTTGGCCGTAAGCCCAAGGGCCGCGCTCCTGAAGGTCCGGTATCGCTGCAGACTGTGGAGACAGAAGCCGGTTTGATGACATTCAATCCGCGCACTGGTCAACTCACTCCAGTGATGCAAGATGGGAAGCCTGTTGCCGGTAAAGGCGCAAAGCCAACGGAAGGCGAGCGTAATGCGGCTGGGTTTGCTGGCCGAATGATTGCGGCTAATCAAATCATCAGCCAGCCTGCGATTGCGGCCGCTGCTCCTGGCCTTGGGTCTGGCTTGGCTGGTTCTGTGCCGTTTGTTGGCGAATCTCTCAGGAACTTGGCTCAGTCTCCTGAGACACAGCAATACGCCCAGGCTGCGCGTGATTGGATTCGCGCAAAGCTGCGTAAGGAATCAGGTGCCGCGATTGGTGTGGCTGAAGAGGAAAACGAATTCCGCACCTACTTCCCGGTGACTGGCGACTCTCCACGGGTTATCGAACAAAAGGCTCAGGCTCGAGCACTTGCCAATCAAGGCATGATTCAAGCGGCTGGAAGCGCAAAGATTCCAGAGCCTACTCAGCCGCCTATTGATCTTCGAACCGCCGCTCAGAGAGAGCTCGAGCGCCGTCTTAGGGGGCAATAATGGACTTGTCCAAACTCAGCGATAAAGACCTTGAGGCAATCGCCGCAGGTCGGATGCAAGATGTGTCCACCGCTGGCCTTCAGATGCTTGCTGGAGAGGCGCCAAAGCCAGCCCGTCCTCGCTCAGAAGAACTCCTGCGCCAGCTTGGGCTGACTGCTCGGGCCGGTATTGAGGGAGTGACTTCACTTCCTGCGATGGTGGCAAATGTCCCTTATGCATTAGCAGATATTGGAATCAGTCTGGCTCAGAAGGCCGGTGCAAATGTTCCGACTCTGCAGCAACGAGGAATCTCCGCGACTCGCTCTGGGCAAATCATCTCTGACATTTTGGGCCTTCCTAAGCCTGAGACTGAGATGGAGCGAGGTGTTCAGTCCATCACTCAAGCAATGGCTGGTGCTGGTGGATCTGCTCGGATGGCAGAAGCTGCTGCTCGTCAATTGGTGGCTCCTAGTACTCGTCAATTTGTAACTGAAGTATCTAAGGGTGCTGAGCGACAGATTTCTCCCGCAGCAGCGCAAGCCGCAACGCAGCAAACACTTGTTGGACCGTATTCCTATCAGCAGGCTCTACAAACGCTTGCTACAAGCCCACTTGCTCAGACGGTGGCCGGTGGTACTGCGGCTTCAGCGACTGAGGCTGTAAAAGAAATGGGTGGCGGGACTGGTGCTCAGTTGGCTGCTGGCCTTCTTGGTGGTGCTGTCGTTCCTGGTGGTGGTGGTGCGGCCCAGGCGGTTGGTCGAGCTGCTCCTGAAGTGGTGCGTCCGTTTACCCAGGCTGGCCGGGAAGTCATTACCGGGAATGTCTTGCGCCAGCTCGCAACCGATGCAGAACGCGCAGCAGAGGCCGCGGCTAGTTATACGCCCCGTGTGCCAGGGTATACCCCAACCACCGCACAAGCCACCCGCGATATTGGTTTGATCTCTGCAGAAGGTCCGATCCGATCAATGGATACGGGGCAATTTGGAGTTCAGACTGCTCAAGCAAACCGTGCTCGGATGGCGATTCTGGACCGCTTGGCAAAGGACAAGGATGCTCTTGAGAGGGCTATTGCAAAGCGCGATGAAGTAACCGCTCCTCTGCGTGAGGAGGCGTTCGCAAAGGCCAATGTAACGCCAGAGGCCTTCCAGAGCGGGGTTACTCTCACTGTCAATAAGACGATTGACGACATCCTTGCTTCTGATGTTGGTGCTCGCTCTACGGTGGAAAACACCATGAGGTGGGCGCAGCAACAGGTCCAGCGTGGGACTACACCTCAGAGACTGTATGAGGTCCGTAAAGACCTCCGTGATGCCTCCCAGGGCCGTTTGGACAAGGAAGGCGCTGCTTACAGTCTTGCCAAGGGGCAATTGGAGCAAGTCATTCGCTCGATTGATGATGCTCTTGAGGCGGCTGCTCCTGGTTATAAGGACTATCTGCAGAAGTACGCCGCATCTAGTCGGGGGATTGAGCGTCTTGAGGCTGCACAACAGTTCAAGAGCAAAGTCCTTACAACGACCCCAGACCCGTCCTCAATGGGCGATTATCTGATCTCTCAACCTTCGTTTGTAAGGGCCATCCGAGACGCAGAGAAAGACACCAAGCTCTCAAAGACCCAACTGGCTGTTCTAAGGCGTTTGGGTGAGGATTTGGATTCTGGTGTTCTGGGCCGAGCCGTTAAAGTACCGGGATCAGACACCTTCAAAAATCTCAGCACTGCCAACATAATTGGCGGGATTGTCGGTAAGCAGATGTTCGGGGAGATTTCTCCTGGCGTACAGAAAGCTGCCGCACCGCTTAACTGGCTCTACAACGGGACGGATGACGCTATTCGCCAGCTTCTGGTGGAGGCAATGCTTGATCCCAAACTCGCCAGTTCATTGATGAAGAAAGCTTCCGTTAGCACGGTTGAGCCTTTGTCTGATGAACTGAAGAAGCGCGCAATTGCCGCTGGCCTTGGTTCCGTTTTTGGATTGGAATAAATCATGCCGAAGACCAAAATCTCAGAATTCTCCGCAACCGCCGGTAATAACACCGACATTGACGGGATCAACATTGCTGAGGGTTGTGCCCCTAGTGGTATCAACGATGCCATCCGTGAGCTTATGGCCCAACTGAAGGATTTCCAGGCCGGTGATGCTGGAGACCCTATCACGGTTGTTGGAACACTCGCAGCCAAGGGCACATCTGCTGCCGGTGGTGATCTAAAGCTTTATG